TTTTTCCATATCCCGCATCGTTTCGGAGGCATTGATGAGGCGGTAATTGGAATCAAAGACCCAGATACGCGCGCCAATCAGTTGATCCACACTTGTAAGGTACTGGCTCAACATGGCGGACGACGCCCCTGACGCGTTGAAATAGCGGACAATGAGGGCTACTTCTCCCCCTTTTTGGTTCAGTTCCGTCTCCTTTGTACGGAAGAAATAATCCGTAATCAAATAGGAAAGTCCTACGGAAATCCCTACGATGATAATGACAATAAGGCCCATGTAGCTATACATGAGCCTCGTACTTAATGACTTTTTCACTTCTTGACCTCAAACTTATAGCCAACGCCCCAAACGGTCACGATATCCCATTTCGCATCCTTGGGAATGTCCAATTTGTGGCGAACGCGCTTGATATGCGTATCGACCGTGCGGGTATCCCCGTAATACGTATACCCCCAAATTTTTTCAAGCAGCTGATTGCGTGAAAAAACAATGCCCGGGTTTGATGCAAGGCACCACAGAAGCTCCATTTCCTTTGCCGTAAAGGTCACTTCCCGGCCAAAGGCAACGACGCGATATTCACTTAAGTTGATCATGAGATCGGGATATTCAAGGACTTGCTTGTTCTGGGATTGCAGGAACTGGCTGCTGCGACGCAGGACAGCCTTAACGCGGGCGACAACTTCGCGGGTATTGAATGGCTTTGCGATGTAATCATCGGCCCCCATCTCCAGACCCAGGATACGGTCATCATCAAAATCCTTGGCGGTCAGCATGATGATTGGCACATCAGAAATCTTACGGACCTGTTTGCAGACTTCAAAACCATCGAGGACAGGCATCATGATATCCAGAAGGATGATGTCCGGTTTCCCCGCCTGGATCTGCACCAGGGCTTCCGCCCCATCGGCCGCTTCAATCACTTTGAAGCCTTCTTTTTTAAAATAAAGGCTCAAGATCTCTCGGATCTGTGCCTCATCATCAGCAATCAGTACGGTCTGTTGTCTTTCCATAGTTATAACAACCTTCCTTAACAGAATCCTCCCTCAAAGAAAGACCCATGCAAATTGGATATACCACTTGCTCCATTATACAGCGTAAAAATCGAAAGAACAAATAAAATCTTTATGACAAAAAAGGAAATGACTGTGAAGTGCAGGATGTCTCCTTATTTGGCCAGCGAAAAAGACGCTCATAGATTCCTAAGAAAGACGCAACCTGATGATGGGTACGGATCTAAATGAGGCGCTGGATTTCCTGCGATATTTTGTTCTAGTCTGCCCGTCTTGCGCTTTTCGGAAACGCATGATTATGGAAGAACAAGTTTCCCTTATTTTACAATGAGGGCGCTCGATTTAACAAATTCCCCTGCCATCCCTAGCGAAAGGCTCTCTTGTTATCGTGTTTTTTCCATATCCTCACCCCCTGGAAATCGTCCAGTCAAAACGATTTATGGCCCGCAAGATTGAGGTAACGCCCAATGATGCAAGCGATGGAACCAGCCATATTCCAATGGATTCACTGAAGGCGATAACAACCTCATTGAGACGGTTAAAAAATAGGCGTAGGAACACGTGATTTCGGGAGATTGAGGAACAGGTTTTCTCTCAACTTGACAAAACAAAAAACCAGCAAATGTATTGTCAGCATCCAAACGGGAATTAATCCGTGAATCAATCCATTTTTTGATAAAAACAAAACCGTACCTTGAAGCTTGAATCCATTTGCCAAAATTTTGCCACAAGAGACAAAAAGCCCGCACCCATGGAGGATGCGGGCAGATTTGTGATTATTTACCGGAATCATACTGCAAGTAATCATTTTCTTATAAATCCCAAACACTAGGCTGCATCGCACTGGCCAAAATTTCAACATCGATATTTTGCCCACGAAACACTGTGATACCCATCATTTTTCTGCCGTATTTTTGCCGTCCAAAGGCCCGTACAGCCTTTCCATCCCCGCACGGGTAACGAGCCAGATTCTTTTCGACTGTACCGCCCCCCCGCCCATATTAAAGCGTGGAGGTCTTCCTTGTCGGCTAATACAAGCCTGCCTTAAGGAGTCGGTAGACTTATTCCAAAGCTCAGCAGCTTCTTCCAAAGTCATCACATCATTCAACATTATTTTCCTCCCTTGAATAAAAAGAAAAGTCCAAGCGCAAGTAGAACCATTCCCAACTGGACTTGGTCATTCAACATCGCTAGGCAACCCACTCCTAAAAATGCACAGTGCCAAATTGATTTTTTCATGGTATTTTGATAGACTTATGATGAGTAAGGGGAGGACTTTTCTCCCCTACAATCAGTGGCCAATGATGTTCTTCAGGATTTGGTAGATCCCTGTCAAAATCAACCCAATTCCTGTTGTGACCTCTGCGGCCTTTTTTAATAAGTCCACCGTTTCACCTCCTCTCTATGGTTTTATTATACCGCATATACGGTATTTTGTCAAGTAAAAACAATAAAAAATCACCCCGTAAAGCCTGATATTTTCTTGCTCTACGGGGTTTCTTCATTTCGCCGCCCATGCTACCAATAGGCCTGCCGCCACGATTTCCCAAGTGTTGCGCTGGCTCTTAATGCGCAGCCGGGTCCGCTTTTCCTCGGCGGCGTACTGCATCAAGGATTGATTGGCTTGAGTCAATAAGGCTTCCTGCCTGGTCGATTTGGCCTGCAGATCTGCCAGATGACTCTGCAATGTCCTGGACAATTCCTCTGCTTTCGTCAATTTCACTTGTAATTCTGCCGCTTTGATCTGCTGCCCGCTGCAGGCCGTCCGTAATGCTTCGTTGATTGTCTTCAGCTCGGTTAAGTTGTTCTCTAACTGCGTCAGCTCCGTTTCCGTGATCGTATACGTCGGTTCGTCCGGCGTTGCGGGGGCCGCAAGCGTAACCTGCGCCGAAGCACACAGTAGCAAGCAGAGCAACAAGAACCCAATGAGAGATACGGTCAATTTTCGCCTTGATTTCATTGAACTTCCCCCTTACTTTCTCCATTGATTCCTGTACCAATTCGCCTTCCCCCTCAACACGTTTCCGCCAGTCCTTGGGTCGTCGTAGTCGATGGTCCAGGACGGGCTTTCTGGTGTCCCCAGATACTGCAGGTCCCAACGTTCGCAGCCATTGCATGGGCCGTACTCATCGCCCTCCGGCAGTAAGTCGTCGATGTTATCCGCCGCTTCTGCGTGGGTCATGATCCGATCCCGGTCAATGGTCAGCCACAGGGTCTTGGCCAGGACGGCCACTACCTGGGCCATGGCCTCAATCTGTGCCACCGTGGGCGGGTAGTCCCCCAAGTCGTCCGTAGTAGCCCCGTAGGCACAGCACAAGGCAACGCCGATAGCAGCGGTGTTTCGTTGCCAAGTATGGGCCAGGGTTTCGCCGAGGTCGTCCGTACTTGCCCAAAGGCTTCCATCTTCATCGATATTGATATGGTAGTCGTTAAACTTCTGGCCATACCGCCCAGCCGTCCAGTGAAGATAGATCTTGACGTCCCGCTGCATATTTTTTGCATCCTCCCACAATTGGATACGGGCCTTTTCAGCCAGCCTCTGGATGTCTTTCAACGTCACTCTTTTCATGTTCTTCTTTTACCTCCTTCTCCCAAGGGTCTGGTACTCCATCACCATCAGCATCAATCAGGCTTTTACCGATAAAACCGATGGCAGCGATGAACGCCATGCTAGTTGTGGTCTGGATTAGCGCGTTTAGGGCCGATAGGTCCACTTGCCCTTTGGCCCTCCAGAGCCAGCACCAGCTAGCCAGATATAGCACCACGCTCCCGATGATGAGAAGCATGATGGTGATGACAAGGGCCCGCGGCAGGCCCTTGACTTTCATCCGCCCCAGTGAGCCTAATAAGTCCAGCAGTGTTTTCTGCAGCCGCTTCATTTTCGGACCTCTTCTGCCATGTGTAGGACCTCGTCGTGCTTGGCGTTCATGATTCCGTTATCAGCCAGGTGCTCATATACGCCATACATTTCCTGCCACACCTGCTTTTCTTCGGCTGTGGGAGCGTTCTGCTGGAACCGGACGTACATGTCATTCAGAGAGGCCCGCAGGATGAGCTGCATCCCTTTTCTGATTGCCCGCAAGCCTGTAACGTAAGCCACGATGTAGCCGATAAGCCCGCCCACGGCAAGGCTAATAACTGTGCTTAAACCCTCGATGATGATGTCGTTCACGATTGATATCCTCCATTAAAGTTTCATGATGTATGCCAATGTGTAGTACGGTGGCATATTGTTGTGCGGCTGGTTTCCGCCTGTTGGTTCAATAAATTCACTCTGGATGTAATAGCCATGCTTACCGTCAGGATAAGTGCCGGATACTCGTCTGTCCGAAAAAGTACCGTTTATGCCGTTTTCCGAGCCACCAGCCAGGTACCAGATAGATTGCGGCTCCGTCTTTTGAGACAACCTTTTGCTCAAGGCAATCCGGTGTCCATGACTGGGGATGTTGCTTACATTCAGTGTACCTCTTTTTTCCCCGCCCGTCCCCCCCGCCCCTCTCCACCCCCCCCACGATGCCAGCCGCCGTGGAACCGCTGACGATGCCGCAGATGTCGCCCACCACGTCGTTGCAGAAG